GCTTACGCTAACTTCTTCTTGCCAGAACCATTACTGGCCCTTTTTAGGATATAAATTTTGAGATTTGGGACTCTTAAAGTCCGTTGATTTTAAGAGATGCTGACGAGCTTGCCAAAGAAATACACACCACCATTTGATTAATTCATTGATGTTTTGTATAACTAAATACGCATAATCACACACACACGCTGATGAAAACAAAACGCGATTTGCACTACCCGCATTTATGTAGGCTCTGTAAATACTTAATTTGATATGAGAGGTATAACATTATAATTCGACGATTACACACAACTTTATTAGTAATACTAAAATTATTATAGACATTCTTTCAATTATTTCAAAATTTTGTGCGTTTGTTCCCTTGGATAAGGAAAGGATGCGTTCTCCTGAACGAAAAATTTTTATAAAAGAGGGTTTTTCATCTACCCGATATCAGAGATGAGCCGTTGAGTTAGCCCGACAAGACGTAGTAATCAAAGATAGTAAACGTTTGCCTTGAGAAACGTAGACGGCGCGTCAGCGAAGATTAATTTATCTAAGATGTAGAAGTCGAGTGGGAAATTTAAGATGTTTCATAGGAGTATTATAATAGAGTCAGAAAACCGAATAAGAATAGATCATGGAAAAGACTTCATGTACCTATTCGAGGGTGCGCAAAGCTAGTAAAACTTATGTTTGAGTCATTTAATTATGAACGCCACGTTAGTACCCATTTTCTGATGCAAAAGTAATACAAATTGGAAATTTATTATTCGTACCTTCATAAATCTTTGAAATCTTTAAAAGCATAGCTTACCTAGCGGATAGCAACTAGGCTTACTGAGCAATCGGTAGGAATCGGTAAAGCCAGCCGTATGTGAATTAATTAGGTATTTATACCGTGAGACCAGCTCCCGTGTAAGGCTGGGTATGAAACTCATAGCTGTGATTTAGTACTCTGCTAAATCGTATGTAATAAGTAACGACGTCAGACGCAGATCAACATAGGTATAATCCACACCCGGGCAGGACTTCAAATTCGAACGTTCTGCTAAATAATTACACAAATCTTCAAATATAAAATAATAATAATGGCATTATCATTTGCACAACAATTAGACATCTTGTCAAAAGGAGTTGAGACTATCGTTTTCGATTGCGATGAGACACAGATCATTCATTATCATTTTGTTGGAGCACCTTTTAGAGGTCTCGTTGCACACAACATCAAGAAGCAACGTGATGACGATAAAATTGCGAAAAGTTTCACAAAGCGTCCAAAAGCTAATAAGATCCCATTGAAGATTTCGTATAATGAAGAAGAAGGATGGAAAGCCGTTTACACACTTGCTGAGCTTTCCATCGCAGATACTTACCTCGTTGAGGAGGTGATTAGGAAACAACGTAAACATTTAATTTCACGCACTATTGTGGTGGATCCCTATGATCCACATCCCTTTATAACGAGAATGAAAGATGAAATTTCATTCGGAGAGATAAGCTGTAGGGAGAGTCAAGAGTTGGCGAAGCATCGGAATAAGTTAATGCATGCTTTAAACGGAAACATAATCCAAG